GCGAATCGTAAGCTTAACGTAGTTGATGGAGATTTGACGGATTATCGGCCCTCAGATCCCCAGGGTTACAACATTGTGGGCCTACGCTTCAAGCTACCTCACGGCATCAAATACTCTGAAGCTGACATGCAAGCATTCTGCATCGCATGATAAAAGGCCGCATCATGCGGCCCCATTGTTTAAACTTTCCCTCGCATTATTACAATGCCTGAACTTTCTCTTTCTGCACTTTCCCTCTTGGCAGAACTTCTAGAAGATGCCGAACAAACGCAATCCATTTGTGAAGATGTGGCACCATGGTGCGACAGGAAACCACACATCGAAGAACTCTGGGCCCTTTATTCTTCCCTTTTAAAATGATGGAAACTTTCTACATTCCCTCGGTTGATGAGTACGGTTTCAACTATGAGATGGCCGTACATAGTGTAGAAGATGCCGAAGATCTTCTAGAAAGCTTCAAAGATGCCTTAGAAGATGCTTCAGTGAGTCGATCCTACATTCTGCGCAGCATGATAGAAAGCTTAGAGGATCAACTGGCAAACTATAAAGAAACGCCAGACTAGTCTAGAAGCTTCTAGAAGCCCGCACAAGCAAGGCCCGCACCCGTCCTAGGTGTGGGCCTTTAACGCGCCACAGAAGCCCGTAGGGTGACGGTAGGACGTGAGCCCATGGGATCGGTGGAGACTGGGGAATAGGGAGACTGAGGGAATATTAATTATCTGAGAGCCCTTACCACACGGCAAAGCCCTTTGGGGCCTTTATAAAGTATTATGAAACGGTAGCAACGGATACAGACGTGTGGCGCAGTAGCACGGAGGTTTTGCGATGGGGGGCTGCGGTATATGCTCCGAAATGTGCAACCAAAAATGATCTACTTTTTTCGCCTAAGTATTTATACCTAGCGCTTAGAATTCCAGGCTATCGACTATTGCTTTTCCAACGGCTTTTGTTACTAGCTTTAGTTCTTCGTGAGTGGCATTACTTTTGATCGTATTCGCTCGATAGCTGATAATCCATACATTTCCTTTGACATAGCCACGCTCTGGATCAATGCGATCTATGGAAGGGGCATAGGGATGAGGACCTCTGCCCTGATTGCGCTGACAAGACCACTCAAGAGGGATGCCAAAGACAGGACAATGGGAAGACAGTTCAGCATTATTCCCCACCATTGAGCGGATGTAGTAAAGATCAATGTCAAATGGAAGGCATTTATCTCTTGCTCTTTCTCTTGCGTCTCTTACAAGCTGCGCTGTAATAACCTTTACTGGATTTAGCTTGTTATAGGAGCGCACCTTTTCTTTTCCGCCATTTACATAGTAATTAGAGCTTTGTTTAGACTTGCAGGATCGACACCAGTATTGAAGACCATCTTTCTTGCTCCTGTTTTTAGCAAACATTTCTACTGGCAGCATTTGCTTGCATTTAGGGCATTGCTTTTCCGGGAGGGGCATAGTGAGCTTATTTGCTAGCGAAATGATAACCAGCAAAAACCTAGTTGCCACACGCTGAAAGCAAGCCCTCGCAGAGGGCGCCGCTTGAAGCGTTCTAGACAATGGTTAAGCTAGTGATCCTCCCCAAGGAGGAGAACGATGAACAAAGAGCAAGACGAAACAATTTGCATCACTTTCCTTTCCATCGTCTGTTTTTCTTGAAAAGGAGGCCTTGGGGCCTCCGTGCTAGACCCTCTTGGCATAGAAAAAGCTTTTTAGCCCTCTCTTGGCAGCGACGCGCACGAAGGGAAGCCCTTTACTTAGGAACAGGACCAGCCTTTTGTTTTTCGCTGCTCGGAGGGAAGGCTCGCCCTGGGGGCTCGCGGTCATGATCGAGCAGCTTACTTGGCCTTTTGTCAGTAGACGCTCCGCCCTTGGGGGCTACGCTCGCTTGAGGCTCTCGTCTGAGGAGCGTCGTCTTGCTGCGGAGCATTCCAAGCAGTTGTCAGCGGCTCCGCTAAGGCTATCGTATCTCGCACTGTGGCTCAAATGTGGCATTTTTGGTATCAGTAGGATACATTTCTCCAAATTTCTTCCGCTTTTCTTAAGATTTCAATGGGGAGAGGGGATGCGGCGGAAGAATGTATTAAAAACGACTTGCACAGTTCTTGACACCGACTAGCGTGAGATAATCTTCGCAAAGCTTCTATGTGGGGCCTTCCTGATCGCCAGCCATTTAATATTGGGCCGTATAAATTGTGGCCTTGTTTTAGCAAGCCAGAGTTTCAATGGTTTGCAGCAGTAGATGGGCGTCCGTATTATTTCCGCACGACGAACGAGGCTCGTCTGTTCGTAAACGACTTGCTCTCCATAGAAGACTCCGAAGGCCTTTGCGATTAAAGGCTTTCTTCCTCTTTCCCAAAGGCTTCCTGCGCTAGCCTGCTTTGGTTGATTCTCGGGGGACCATGGTCCCCTTTTGTCGTCTTATGAAGCTGAAGGAAAAGGCAAAATGTGAGCCGATTGCTCGAACAGGACGCGTGCAAGATTGGCTAGACAGCTCCGATGGTCGCCTCCCGGTGAGCTGCACTGTTTTCAACGTGGATGATTCAATGGAGGGCGAAGATGGCATTGAAGCGTCTTGGCGGTTTGTTAGCCACGGCTTGCGCAATGGTGCGGGCGTCGCTGTTCATTTGTCTTCTTTGCGTGAGAGGGGGGCTGAAAATGGCAAAGGCCTCGTGGCAAGCGGACCAGTAAGCTTTGGCAAAATTTATTCCACGCTTAATGAAATCTTGCGTAGGGGTGGTTTGTATAAAAATGGTGCCGTAGTTCTTCATCTTGACTATACGCATCCTGACGCCATTGAATTTATCAATGCTTCGCGTGGTGAGCTTCCTTGGGTGAAGCGTTGCTTGAATGTTGATGAAAACTTTCTTTCTGCATCGTCTCCTGAGCTAATTAATGCCTGTCTTCGTTCCATCTCTTCTGGCGATCTCTGGCTCAACAAAATCCGCTATAACAATCGCGGAGAACGCATCCGGGCCAATGTCTGTTTGGAGGTATATCTTCCGCATCGTGGCACTTGCCTTCTTCAGCACGTTAATTTGGGCGCATGCACGCTGGGCAATATTCAGGGAGCCTTCGCTGAAGGGATGAAGCAGCTTTGTGAGCTGCATCCTGGAACTGGCGTTGGTGACACCGGAGAGTACCTTTCTCCCTCCATTGATAAACAAATTGGCCTTGGCGTGTTGGGCCTGGCTAATTTCCTCGCTATTCAAGGGATTAGCTACGAAGATTTTGGCAATGCACTAGAGGCTTATCTTGACGAAGATCCGCATCCTTGGGCGCACCATTGGAAAGATACCATTTCTGGCGAAGCCATATGGCAGATTGATCAAGGCATTCAGAAGGCTGCTGAAATTGCTCGTGAGCATGGCATGGAGCGTGCTTTCTGCATTGCCCCCACTGCATCGTGCTCCTATCGCTATTTAGACACGCGGGGCTTCACCACCACGCCTGAAATTGCTCCTCCCATCGCTCGGACTGTAGATCGTGACTCGGGCACGTTTGGCGTTGAGAGTTTTGATTACGGGGAGGTGGAAACTGCTGCGGAAGTGGGCTGGGATGCTTTTTACAAAGCCGCCAATGGGCTAGTGCGGTTGTATCAACGCACTGGTCTTTTCCATGGTTATTCGTTTAATTCTTGGTCAGATGTGGTGAGTTATAACGAAGCCTTCCTGAAGGATTGGCTAGACTCTCCTCAGACGAGCCTCTATTACAGCTTGCAAGTCCTGCCTGATACTCAGCGCAAGGACGACGCATATGCTGCGTTGGACGACGACTTTAAGAGCATGTTTGGTCTCGATGAAGGGACTGAGCAGGATTCTGCGTCTTGTTCGCTAGAGGCTGGATTCTGCGCTGCTTGCTCAGAATGACAAAAAAGAAGGGGCCGGAAGGCCCCTTTTCTCCTCAACACCCACTGAACGATACTACGACCATGACCACGAAGAGCCCCTATCTGTCGATGATTACTAAAAAACGGCCTTGGCAGGCCGTTGCCGTGGACAAGGGCGTTGTGCAGGAAGGCAGTGAGGCTACACTTGGCAAGCTGCTGGCTCTGCGCCATCTAGAGCTGCCCGTAAAGGACTTTTTAGAGCAAGGGCTACAGCGTGATCTTCCTTCCACTCCGGGCGTTGTAGAAGCTCTGCGGCACAATCAGGAAGATGAGCAGCGTCACGACCAGGCTCTCAACTACATCGTTGCTGCCCATGGTGCCGATGAAAAAGCCGAGAGGGAAGTGGAGGGCATTTTGAAGGCATGGCAAGAGCATCCTGCCCATCCCATTTTGAAAGCCGCCATTTTGGAGCGCAGTATTTTCTTCGTTGTGCTGCCGTTTTTCCGTTTCAATGGAGACATGGGTATTCGCACCGTGGCTGCTGATATTAGTCGGGATGAAATCACTCATGTGGGCGTCCATAGTCTTGTGGCTAAGGAACTCAATGAGAATGCTGGTCAGAGCCTGAATAAACTACGTCGTGCCACTGCATTGTGGGCGTTTGATGCACTTGGCATGAGTGAGAACAAATGGCTTAACAAGGATTTCTGGCTCAAGCAAAGTGATAGCTTGTTTGAGAAAGGTAAAGCTGATGGTCTTGCGGAAACGCAACGTAGCCGGATGCCCGCATTTTTTGAGGCATCGAATACCAACCTGCCTTCTTACGGTAAGGCTTGACGCTATATTGAGCAAGTTCCCGCTCTGCGCTAGCATCGGGCAGACAGAGCCTAAGCCTCTGAAGCGATTGGCTCCTGTTAATCGCTTCACGCTTGGGCCATCACCTCCCTCCATTGCTCTGTCAGTGGAGAGCAGCGCACGGGCTGGAAATTTCTGGTCGCCGCGTTTGCGTGATTCGCCCCCAAGCTTAGCTCTCAGACGGAAACCATTTTCGGGACGTCACGAAATTGGTTTCTAGAGATGATGCTCAAACAGGGGGCTCCTGGCCCTGAAGTGTTGGCACACGTTAGGCACATAGCCTAGAATTCCGTGGTTCGATTCCCGGCAGCGCCCTATGGCCCGCTATCGCATCGTTAAGCGTGGAGGCCTGGCCAATCCCACAAAAGCCTATTACGACGTTGAAGAGCGCGTGTTATGGTTTTGGTTTTGGCAGAACACCTTTACAAAGCTCGAAAGCGCTGAAGCGCTAGTAAAAGACTTGCAAGCACAGGACAGGCGAGTCAAGAGGGAAGTGGTTGGAGAATACAAGGAATGAGCGCCTTTGTCACCGCAGACACGCATTTTGGCCACGTCAAAAGCTTGTCTTTTATCACGCCTGATGGCTCCCCATTGCGTCCGTTTTCTTCTGTTGAGGAAATGGACGAAACCATGGTGGAACGATGGAACGCGAAAGTGGGCAAGCATGACACGATTTACCACCTTGGTGACGTGGTCATTCCGCGTGCAAGCTTAAAGATTTTGGATCGTCTCAATGGGAGAAAGATTCTCATTCGTGGGAATCACGACTTAGGGCGTCTGTCTGATTTTTCAAAGTATTTTGAAGACGTGCGTGGCGCATTCTTTCATAATGGCGATTCAACAATGCGAGGAGGCCTCATCTTCACTCACATCCCAGTCCATCCATCGTGCCTTCAAGGGCATTATTTGGGGAATGTACATGGCCACCTCCATTGCCATCAAATTTTTGACGATGGAAAAGTGGATAGACGGTATTTCAACGCCTGCGTAGAAAGGAACGATTTCGCCCCTGTAGCATTTGATGAGATAAAAGCCTTCTTCAAGGGCCATGACAGAACGCAGGACTTTTAACACTCCCCTGCGCGAGCCTCTCAATCCCATTATTTACCAATCGTTGCGAGCCATTGATTGGCACAATGCCCAATATTTTCTCACTATGGACCAGTGGCATCTTGAAAAGGCTGCCATCATTAGGCAGTATGTCAAAGAGCTAAAGGCTTGGATTTATGAGCAAGAAGAACAAGGCGTGGCGAATTTGGGCGAAGGCATTAGGGGCGAAGGAGAGCAGTTGCCATAAAGAAGCGGACAGAGTTGCTCTTGTCCGCACATTTATTTTTGCGTCGTATCTTGTTACAAACGTGGCGATTGTGGCAAACGCCTGGCGCCATTGGGACGACGGGCAACGATCTAGTTGCGTTCAAGCAATAAAAAAGGGAGTTTAAGCTCCCTCAAGAAAGCCCGAAAAGCAAGGCCAACAGAAGAAGGCTTCCGCCTCCTCCATCTGGTTTGCCTTTTTGCTGTTTTTGCGTTTTGCGAGAGTTGCGTGAGCATTGACGCAACATTGACATTTTGCCGCCACGTTTTCGCGGTTGCAGCGGACGAAATTTTCTTGCCATGGTGAAAGAAGGAAAGGGGCTCGCGCCCCTGTATTAAAGCCTAAAACCAGAGATTTGTCAAAACCAGTGGGGCTTGGGCACATAAGCAACGCCGCGATAGACGAGCGAAGCCATTTGTGCTTCACGCAAACGAGCTGCTTTCTCAAGCTGCTGCTTGATGAGGGCGAGTGGGTTCATGATGGTTCCCGATGATGCTGGTCCCGTTCCGTACCAGCCAGTCATGCGCCCCTTGCGGGGTGAACGTACCATCAGTGTAGCAAAGGGGAGGCTAGAGGAAGTTGAGGGCGCCGAGCGGGGCTTCAATCCGCTTTATACGGCATTTCAGAGCAGGTCGGCCTGCTCCCCTCTTCCCCTGAAGGGAACAATGGCGCCTGAAACCATTGTTCCTTGTTGATCCAACGCTGGCCAGCGTGCTTCGCGAAAGCTTTGAAATCATAACATGCCTAGGTTTAGGCGTCATATTCTTTTAAGGATTGCTCTTCGGGAAAGCTGCGGTCTCGGCAATAGTCATCTTCTTCTCCCCCATCGCTTTCCAGGGCAGCAAGCTCAGCTTGTCTTAGCTGCTTTGCATAAGCCTTGAGCTTGGGCAGAAGCGTGGGAATATAGAGATGTTCAGCGGCAAGAAGCTGAAGGCAAGTTTGCTTGCTAGTGGTGCCATTCATTAATAGTGCAACAAGAAACTGAGTCTCTTGCATGTTTAAATTACAGCTCATCGCGTTATGAGAGAACTATTGTTTGAAAATCATACTAGGAGATTAGGCTTTCAATCCATCCGATGTCGTCGTCTTTACTAGCAGCAAGAATTGCACCTGCCATTGCAAATGCCAAGTCGTCAATTCCTGATGCCTTGCCACCAGTTACACTCCATTGTCCGCTGGGTTTATAAATGACAGTGAGATTTTTGAGCTGCATAATTGCTTTCTCATGGCGATAGACGTTGATTTGCCCTGCATTGAATAGTTCTCGCATCTTGCTGAATGCTTTCATCTTGGAGCTGACGGTCCAAGTGAGTTCCGTGATAGGCAAATCACTGGCCAAGCTTTGAATGGTGCCAGCACTATTAAACTGGTCCATCACGATGGTGTCAAAAACATATAGGCGATGCTGCTCCTTAATCCAATCTTCCACTGCATTAATATTCACTTCCATTCTTCCATTGATTTCAAAATCAGCCACGAAGGAGTGGAATTTGTCTACGACTAACGTGCCGTTCTCATAGTGAACAATACAAGCAGTGTAGTCGTCACGGCCAACGCCACCACGGGCGGGGTCAAGGGCAAGAACGTAAGCGCCTTGGAATTCAGGACGGGGAGGGAGGGCAGCGCGACGATCATCAACGCAGGCATCAATAACATCGCTTGCAACAAGGGCTGAAAGATTGCTCGCGAATTGCGCCCCGTACTCAACTTTAAACTTCTCAGGATCGCGCTGCCTTTCAGTTTCAAGAAACTCTTGCGAAATGCTTGGGTTCATCTCCCATGTTGGGAGATTCACAGCCTGCATGAAAGGAAAACGGCCTGAGCTTGCTTCTTTGAAATGCTGATAGAAGATGCCGTCTGTTAACCATGGAGAGGAGAGTTCAAGGATGCGTCCCTTCCCCCCGAACTGAGCAATGGCAGGAGAAAGTGCGTCATAAATGCCACGTCCTCCACTATTTGCATCACCTTCAGTGGCAAATGCAAGTTCGTCAAATACTGCGCCTGCACAAGCAAGACCACGAGCAGCACGTCCCGATGTGGGAATAGCCTTAAACACGCAATTGTTGCTCAGTTCAATGATGTCGGCGGTTTCACGAACAATTTCCTGTGCGAATGGGCTATCAAGAATGAGCTGACGAATGTTATTTAGAGCAATTCGAGCCTGGTCTTGGCTGTTTGCAACTGTCACGATGTACCATTTCTCTCCTTTCCTTACGCGCCTGCGATATTCATCCTCTAAGACAAAGCACATATACACGCAAGCCACTGCTGCCATGACGGTCTTGCCTGATCGTCGCCCCAGAGCCCACACTGCATGGCTTTTGTCGGGCTGGAAGAAGGTGTCAAGGATTTGGGCCTGCCTCGGATAGAGGTCGAGTTTGAGGGCGTGCCTTGAGAAGTCAGAACATTTCAGCATGGCGCAAGTCTACAAGAGGAAGCAATGCGGATTGCGGAACAAAATATGCGGGCCTTCCACCTGCAGGATCTTTCCTCCATTGTTCCTTCATTGCATCTTCACTGCTTATCCACCCATGGAGAAGAGTGATTTTGTTTTGAATTGTAACCAATACTAGTATTTTCCCAGGCTTCTCATCTAACTGGCAAATGAGATCATAGTCATGGCGCGAGCGTGTCTTAATGTCAATATTGGGAGGAAGATCACAAGACCCTCGTTTTGCCTCTGTTTCCCGGTAGAGAAACTCCCGTAGCTGGAGATAATCTGCCACTGCTAGCTCTCCTGCAGCGCCAAGCTTGTGAAAGAACAGCGCCCTGTCGCCATTGGCCGGGCCTCCATTGCGCCCCTTTAAGCCTTTTAGCTCGTTGACGTACTGCCTTCGCAACGCTTCTGCCCGTACAAGCGCCTTGTCTTCCTCGCAAAATGCGAAAACAAGCGGAGAGTTGGCCATGGTGTGCATAGGCTACGTGCCAATGTAGCCAGCTCTTAGAATAAAAGCAACACATCATGGCCATAAAGAAAGCTTATGGAAGGCGAAGCAATTGATCTCGGCCACGTTGGCAGTGGCGGCGTAAGGGCTGATGGTCTTCAAAACGTGCTCATCGGCATGGGCACTGGCCGTGACAAAGGGCAATATACTAAAACTACAGCCACTGTTTTTCTTGCGCAAGAAGAACTAGAAAATCTTTATGGTGAATGGCTTCCTCGTCGTATTGTTGACATTTATGCTGATCAAGCCACTCGCAAAGGCTTCAAAGTATTGTTTGGCGGAGAAGGCGTTAGGGCCGAAGAAGTGCAAGGCATTGAGCAAGTAATTGAAGACTTATACATCCTTGAACATCTCAACCTCGCAGCCAAAAACTCCCGCCTTTATGGGGGTGCTTGTCTACTTCTTTTTATTGACGATGGGCGTCCCGCTTACATGCCTGTCGATAAACGTAACATCCGTCGCGTTGAAGAAATTGAATGTCTTGATAGATGGCAAATTGCACCAGTTATCAACGAAGAAAACCTCTACGACTATTCAAAAGCCAATTATTATCAGATCATCTCTGGTGATTTAATTAACCAGCCACAACTCGCTTATATTCACAAAGACAGGATTCTTCGTTTTGACGGAGACTGGCTGCCCTATCGCGTGAGGCAAAGGAACTATGGGTGGGGTATGAGCAGTTTGCAAACTGTTTATGACAGTTTTCGGCATTATTGGACTGGCTTGAATTCGGCAGCAACGCTCCTCACTGAATTTGATATTTTTGTGCATAAAGTGAGGGGACTTGCGGCAATGCTTGCTGCTGGCAAGGAAAGCTCCATCCGTGACCGACTGCAAGTGAATGATATGAGCAAGAGCATTTATCGCGGCTATGCGATTGATGCGGAGAAAGAAGAGCTTGAATTCATTAGTCGCAACTTTGGTGGCATTGGAGAAATTTTAGAGAAGCTGCGCGTTGATATTATTGGCGCCAGCAAGATTCCTCACACTGTTTTGTTTGGTGAAAGCCCTGGTGGACTTGGTTCCACTGGTCGCAGTGAAGAGCGTGATTTTGCAAAGACGCTAGCTGATTATCAAAGCGTTCATTTCAAGCGCCCGATGAAGAAGCTGCTTGAATACATCATGCTCAGTAAAGAAGGGCCGACAAAAGGAGAACTGCCCGAATCATGGCGCATCTCCTTCAATCCATTGTTCGAGCTTAATGAGCGCGAAATGGCTGACGTGCGGGCGCGTGTGGCGGCTGTGGATGGTCGCTACATCCAGCTAGGCGTGCTGAGTCCGAAGGAGGTGGCAGATGCTCGCTATGGCGGTTCTGAATGGAGCATGGAGCTTACGCTTGACCCGTCCGTAGTGCGGGAACTTCCCACTCAAGCCGGGGGTGGTTCCACTCAGGATGGGGGTGGTTCTGGAAAGATGGCAGTGCCTCCTGGTGGCCGCGATCCCATGAATGAGGAGAATGGCACGCTTCCCATGGACGGGAGCAGGGAAGTGACAGACTCAGCTTCGCTTCATCTGTCGGGCGATCTTGAGAAAGTTCGTGGCGATGTCAAATTCACTGACAAGGCTCTTCATTCACGAGCAGTGAGTGCCGCCAAAGCTAAGTTCAAAGTGTGGCCGTCTGCTTATGCCAGTGGTTACGTCGTGCAACAGTACAAGCAAATGTACAAGAAGAAGCATGGCTCATTGAGCGGAGCCTTTAAGAACGACGAGCAAGAGCTTCATGCTGATGATCTTGATAAGTGGTTCAAGGAAAAATGGGTGAGAATTGGTGCCAATGGTGAAATCCTTGGTCCCTGTGGCGCTCGTGAAGAGAAAGAAGGCAAGCCCAAATGTCTTCCTCAAGCCAAGGCTCAAGCCATGAGCAAAGAAGAGCGGCAAACAATCGTTGCTCGCAAGCGCAAAGCCGATCCCGATCCAGAGCGCAAAGGACCAGCCAAAAATGTGAGCAGCAAAGTTGATGCGCTTGAGCCAATGAAAGTGGAAGGTCTCATCCTTTCTGACGTGGACGAAGCATCGCTGATTAGTCCAGAAGACATTGACGCTGCATTGAATCAATGGAAGGAGGAAGCTCCTGAGCGTTTCAAGGATATTCTGGAGGCTGAAGATGCAAGGCCTGAATGATTTATCAACGTTCGCTGCCGCTCTTGAACTGCGTCTTGATGAATCCTCATGGCGCTACGACCCCGTTACTGGCCGTTATCGCGGAAGTAACGGACGCTTCCTTAGTCAGTCTGCCGTTGAAGCTTTGGTGGATGGTCGAATTAACAAGCTTGGCACTTTGCTACGTCGTCTTACAAACATGCTTGGCAACGGCGATATTACGCTGGTTCAATGGCAGGAAAGCGTGAGGGAAGCGCTTAAGCTTGCTCATGTACAAGCAGCAATCATTGGCAATGGTGGCAGGGACAATATGCAGGCTTCAGATTGGGGCCGCATTGGCCAGAGGCTTCGTGCGGAATACCGTTATTTGGAGGGTTTTGCTCGCGATCTTCTGGCTGGGAGCATTTCTGCTCCCATGGCTATTGCTCGTATCGGCATGTATTCTCAAGCTGTGCGAGGTTCTTACTGGGAAGGCAGTGCAATTCGACAAGAGCGACAAGGCTATAGCTTGATGCGACGCATCCTTGATCCACAGGCAAAGCATTGTGAGGATTGCGTGCGCTTTGCCGCGAGGGGCGTTGTTCCCATTGGAAGCTTGCCAATGCCAGGACAGCGATGTGCGTGCCTTTCTAATTGCAGATGCCGCGTACAATACATGCGTCAACAAGCGCCAGTCGTGGCCGTTTGAACATGGACGTTTTGGTTGGAAGCACGGGCTTGATTGGCAGCGTGCTTCGTGAACATCACGAGTTTGATTGCCGCTTTAATTCCGAGAACATTCACCTTGCACCATTGATAAAGGGAGATGTTGACAAGCTTTACTTGGCTTGTTTGCCGGCGGAAAAATGGAAGGCAAACCAAGCCCCTATGGATGACTTCAACAATATGTATCACGTCGTTACAAAAATAAGACTATGGAAACCGAGGGAAATCATTCTCTATTCCACCATTGATATTTACAGCCAAACTTGCAAATATGTGCAAAACTTCCCTGAAATTCACGGGATTGACTATGGCTCTGTTCGTTATATTTTTGAAATGCTAGTCAGGGGCACTTTCCCTGAATCAATTATCACCATTATTCGCCTTCCTGCATTATTCCATCGGCGCATTAAAAAGAACGTGCTGTTTGATCTTCTCAACAAAAATAACGTAGAGAAGATTAACGCAAATTCAGCTTATCAATGGTACGATTTAAATGATCTATGGGCCGACACTGAAGCCTGCAGAAAAGGAGAAGAGCATCAGTGGTTTCCTGAGCCTGTTGAAACCTTAGAAATTATTGACAAATGGTTCCCATGGGCAAGGGAAATAGTTGATTGTGGCAAGCGTGTTGAATACAATTACGCTCCATATTCTGCTAGCAAAGAAGAAACAATGAAGAAGATGGGAGCTTTGATTGATGCTTGGAATTAGTGCCATTGGCTGGAAGGATGAAGAGGAGCATGAAATCTTAAGTGCCAATGCTGGCGCTTTCAATTTCATTGAGCTAGTACCGTCTCGCATCTTCGCCAGAAATGAAGACTTTGGCGACATCGCAAAACGCTACAGAGAGGATTATGGACTCTGGGCATATTCAGCTCAAGCATTATTTTATGACAGTGCGGTGCAAAGCTTTGAAGACACTGCTGCCACTCAAGAGCATTTGTTGCGAGTGGTGAGGCTAGGTTCGTTAATGGGCATCAAACGCTTTGTGCTTGGCAGCCCTGCATTGCGCAGGGGGAGCCCGTCAAGCCTGATGGAAACTCTTAAGCGTATGGATTCAATCCTAGAAGCAAACGACGCCATCCTTTGCATTGAACCCATTGCTAAAGCATTTGGTGGAAAGTATTTCTATACAGTCGAGGAGATTATCAATCACATTGATTTTTACAATTTGCACAACGTAAAGACAATGCTTGATACAAATAATGCTTGGTTACAGGGCGATAGCCCGACAAAGATTATTAAACATTACTTCCGCTTCATTGCACATGTTCATATCAGTGACACTGACAATGGTCCCATTTTGAACCAGTATGAACACAGACAAATTAAACAACTCTTAGTTGCAAGTAGTTACCAAGGCGGAATCACTCGCGAGCTTATAAATGTTTCTCAGCACCATCGAGAATACCCGTTGTTTAGGCAGCTTTATGGCTGAGCGATAATTTGCCTAGCCATGGTTTCAATGGCATAGACGCCTTGGATTTTGCCTGTGAAGAAAGAGAATAGATTTTCGTCTTGACGCATTAACGGCGTGCGATTGGCGCTGCAGTCTTTTGTTTTCGCTTTAATTGAAAGAGTGGGGAATAGATAGTCAAAGCTATCAGTAAAATCCGGCCAATAGCGCTCTACATGCTGCTCAATTAATTGCCTTGCATCGTCCGCATTATCGAGCAAATTATCGTTCATAATACCATACTTCACATGGCTTAATGAGAGGCATTTGTCGTTGTATGGATAGATGGAAAACAGTTCTCCATCAATGTAGGTGAGAGCGCCAAATGGAAGAGCTTTCTTGGGGCGATAGATGAACATTGCCACCGCCTCAAAGAAATGAGAAGACAATGGCTCCAAGAGAGAGTTATTGGTGCAATCAAAAACAAAATCGTAATCCTGCTTTAGCGCTTGCAGATTGCATCGCTGAATCTTTTCCTTTTTGACCAGCGGTTCTAGGCACCACTGAAAATACAGGCTCGCTCCGATGGCATCAATGCGCTTTTCAGGCGTATTTAACAAAAGCGATGTGTGGTTAAAAGCTTGTGGATCCAGAGAGCTATGTGGGCCATTCCCGAAAATAATTGAAATGGTTTCAGCGTCAAGAAGACTTTCGTCTTCTGATACGGCGTAGTAATTATTCTCTACGTCATAAACAAGATCGCCGTAATCCTCCATGAAGCGCACAAAAGTGGTGGCACACAAGCGGCGAGTGGCAGCATTTCTGGCATAGTGATAGCCATAGTGCAAGCGGTTTTGATTGATAAAAGACGTTTCTGAAATGAGTGTATGATTCTTTTCATACAGCGTCACTTCCATCTCATCGCGGAATTTCATTGCCAAATGGCATCCCACCCAGCCTCCGCCAATAATTGCAATGCGCTTCATTAGATGTCAATACAAAGGTGGGGCTGTACGCCTTGCCAGTTGCTTTTGGCTTTAGCGAGGTGCAGTTGTGGGAAATATTCAATGCGACGCTGCATGCCAGTGCCATATGGATCGGCATGCCCTTGATAGTTCCATTCATCAGGACCATGCTTATCGGGGTGGTAAATATGGCAAGGCACGTCCTGGAGTTTCCAGAGCATATAGTCTTCGTTCGGTACGCCCCATTGCTTCCATTGCTGCAGCGCATCTGGTGAGCTGTCTGTGTTCTTAATGGCCACCAAGCGCTCCTTGTGAGCCATGAGATAGTCGTGGCGGTAAAGACCGATGCTCATGGAGGGCGTGTGCTTCATTGCCACCTTTTCTGGGGCCTCTACGGGAGGCTCGTAAGCGAGCTGCCTGAAAGTGGGGCCTGCAATGCAAGTGTCGTGCAGGAGAAACCAATATGGACTCTCCATCGAATGCTCAACAATTTCAATGAGCGGCGTGTATTCAAAGGAATTTTGCTGCGTCAGCAGCATTGGCACGTCTTTGTAGCTGGTGAAAGCCCTGACGGTTTGTCCTCCATTGACAATTAAAACCTCGTCTGGCTTTAGTCCAGCAGCAAGCAAGCTAGGAATAATAACGGGAATTGTGTGCGGAGCAAACTTCTTGCACGTACTAATGCAAAAGCGAATTGAGCCTTCTGGAAGAATCATCTAGCCTCCTTTTGCCGCCAGTATAAAAGGCCCTTAAGATGACGAAGATTCAGAGGACATCATGGCTCGTATTCTGTACTGTGGCGATGCTTTTGTAGAAACTGGCTTTGGGAGAGTGGCTCAATATTTACTTCCCGCGCTAGCAGAAGAGCATGAGGTGGCGGTTTTGGCGGTCAACTTTCATGGAGATCCCCATCCAGAAGCAAAGAACTATACGGTTTATCCAGCCATGCTTCATGGTAATGATCCATTTGGCTCTCATCGCATTGCAGGCGTCATCCAAGCTTTTAAGCCCGATCTTGTGTGGGTGACAAACGATATTTGGATTGCATTGCAACTATGGGAAAAGGCGAAGCCCCTCAAGGAGCAGCTCGGTTTCAAATGGTTCGTCTACACGCCCATTGATTCCTACGGCTTGTTCCCAGATCTGACCAGGCCCATGATGGAGTGGGACGGCATTGCCACCTACACAGAATTTGCCAAGAAAGAGCTTGAGCTTATGGGCTACACAAAGCCCGTGCGTATCATTGGTCATGGCACTGATTTCACGAAGTTCTTCCCGCTCGATAAGCAGGAATGCCGCAAGAAGCTTGGCGTGCCAGAAGATGTGTTTGTTGTGTTCAATGGCAACAGGAATCAGCCGCGTAAGCGCATCGACCTGACTATTAAAGCATTCATCAAATTTGCCAAGGACAAAGACGATGCTCGACTATGGCTTAATATGGGCAGCAAGGATTTGGGATGGGAATTGGTTCCGCTCTTTAAGCGCGTTGCGCGTGACGAAGGTTTTGATGCCACTGGCAAGCTTATTTTGACAAGCCCGCACTATTCAGTGGACAATTGCCTTCCCATTGAACAACTCAATCAAGTGTATAACGCTGCTGATATTGGCATTAACACTTGCATTGGCGAAGGGTGGGGCTTGGTCAACTCAGAGCATGGTGCCACTGGCGTGGCGCAAGTGGTTCCTGATCATACGAGCTTGGCTGAAATTTTTGATGAGATGCCTCGTATTGAATGCAACGCCAGTGAAACTGATAGAAACTATGGGCTTGAGCGCTTGTTGCCAGACCCTGAGTGTGCCGCCAATATTCTCACTTATTACTATGAGAATCGCGACATTTTGAAGAAGCATGGGCAATGGTGCTATAACCGTCTGCATGAAGAGCCTTTTACTTGGCCCTACATTCAGCAGCAGCTCAAGGATGCAGTGAATGAAACACTAGCTATCAAGCCTGTGGAGCCTGAATTTAAAGGCTTTGGCACTCCTGCAAAAATCGCCTGATCACCATGCAGATTTCACAAATCTTTCTTTCCACTGATCCAACGGAAGAGCTGAGCCCATTTCTTAAGCACGCCACTGGCACCATTGATGCGTGCTTCCCTAGTGCGGAGCATGTCATTTACAGCGATGCTTCACTGCGTGCTTTTATTGCAGAGAACTATGGAGAAGAAGTGGCGTGGGCATATGATTGCCTGGTGCCATTTTCTTACAAAGCAGACCTTGGGCGGTTTTGCTTGTTAAACAAACTTGGCGGCTGGTATTTCGATATTGGCGTGAGAGCTTTCAACGCAGTGGACCTTGGCGACCGCATTGAATTCTTGGCATTCCGAGATATTCAACGCTTTAGCTATACCAGTTGGGCGTGTGCTACGACTGTGCTCTATTCCAAGCCTGATAACAAGGCTTTGCAGACTGCCATTGAAATGATTGTGGCAAATTGCAAAGAGCAATACTATGGCATCACGCCACTGTGCCCCACTGGTCCAACGCTGTTGGGCAAGGCGCTTGCTTTCAACGGAAGTCAAGCCAATTTTGTCTATGGCGACTATCTAGAACTCACTCCTACGCATGGTCAAAAGAACAGAGGGTTTGTCTTGCCTGATGGCACGATCATGGCTTGGAGCAAACCCGCAGGAGGCGGGGACTTGACTGGTCTTGGCGCTAAAGGTGTGAACAATTACAACGAACTTTGGACAGCGAGGAAAGTGTATGCAGCCGTCTGATTGCACCATCTATGCCGTGTGCATTCCTGGCGAGAAAGTGCGCTATGAAGCTCGCTCTTCCATTGTTCCCATTATGGGAGGAGCATATGCTTTATCAAGCGAGGAGCGTGAAGCGCTCCGCTTGCAGGGCTATGTGTTTGATGATGAAAATGCTTCCCTTTCGCGGCTTAATAGTCGCTGGGGAGAGCTGTCTTGTATTTCTTGGATGATCCTCAATGCAAATGAGAAAAATATTGGCAATGCGCAATACAGGCGTAATTGGCTAGAGCCAAATGATCAATGGTATGACGAAAATACGTTGTACTTTCCTGAGCCTGCACTGTTCAATTGCACGCTGGAGCAGCAGTTTTATGGTGGGCATTCTGCTTTTGATGCTCCTGTCATCACTAGAGAACTTGCCGATTCCGGAAGCTGGATTTTCTCTCGCGAAGAAATTGATGCTATTTGGAAGCAAAATAGCTTTATTGGCTGCAATATGGCACGAGGGAGCAATGTGCAATACAAGCAATTCATGAGCGCCCTGTTTGTTGCGCTTGCTCCCATTTGGCACAAGCACGAAGAACAGTTTCTTCGCATTGGAGGCTATGACAAGCGAGCGTTGGCCTTTATTGCTGAGCGTCTCATTACTGGTATGGTTTTGTATCGCGACAAGCTTTTCCCTGGTATGAACATTGCCACTGCTCCTATAGGATTCATCCATTGATTATGCTTAAGGAAAGCATTTAGCGCTATGACCAAGAAGGAAAAGCAGGCAAAAATTGCCAAGGTAATGCGCGAATACAAAAGTGGCAAGCTAAAGAGCAGCAGTGGCGAGGCAGTGAAGAGCCCGAAGCAGGCGCTGGCAATTGCCTTGTCCGAAGCTGGCATGACGCGCAAGCCGAAAGAAGACATGAGCGACGAATACTACATGGGATTCTTTAAGGAGATGATTGGCGAAGAGGAAGAGGAAGAAGAGGAAATGGATGGGAGCTGCGGAAAAAAGCGCTGAGGGGAGACGCTGAGAGTTTCTCCCCTCCCGCTGCTGTGCGAAGTGCTGCCCGTCGAGGACTAGAACTGCGCAAGAAGCATGGCAAAGGCGGCTTAACAACGCAGGAAGCAGGCAAGCAAGGCATTGGTAGTGGCGTTGCTAGGGCCGGTGATTTAGCTGGTGGCAGCAAGATCAGCTATGCCACAATCAAACGTATGTCTGCATTCTTCTCTCGTCATGAGAAGAATAAAAGCGGCGGGGAAAACGACGCTGGATATATTGCTTGGTTGCTATGGGGCGGAGATGCCGGGAGGGCCTGGGCCAAACGCATCATTAAGATGGTAGAAAATCGCAACAAAGACCAATGAGTGAATATGTGCGCGTCATTGAACAAGAAGACGAAGGCATTGGTCTGCTGCAGGCTCTGTCCATTCTTTCTGCCAACGAACATCGCAACACTTCACGATGGGAGCTAGTGGAGAAGCAATGCTTCAAGAACGGCAGGCTTGACGAAACCCACATCTATGTGATGAGCGTTTACGAAAAGCCTGATGAGCATTTTGAGCCCACTAAGTTCCTCACGTTTGAGATTGAGGCAATGGCAAAATCATACGTGATGGAGGGAATTGAGGCTCAGCTCGCGGACATTCGCGGCGATGATGATGACGATGAGGATTAATCTCGGCGTGTGTTGAGAATAAACGAAGGGTAGCCCATTAGCCACAATACGCTTATTCCATAGAGACCACTGAGAGTGCGAATTTGCACGCAATCTGGGGCCAGCTCGGCGCGTTCCATGCGAGAGTATGAACTTTGGCTTGTGTGCAAAGCTTCTGCAACATTCTTTTGTGAAAGCCCGCTATTAAGGCGGGCTTCTTTAATGCGAGAAGCAATAAGAAGGCGAGCCTGCTGATGGGGCATCTTAAGCACGTCCACGTCGCTTTTCTTGAGCAGCCACATCTTTTATTCAGTCCTGAATAGCTGTTTCAATTGTAAACTATAATTATTGGTAAAGTGATTATATGAGCACCACATCTTGTCGCTACGATTTCTCTCCCATCGAGAAATATGAGGTGACGCCCGAGGGTTATCTTCGGGCTTGGGCCTCGATTGCTCGCACGGGAATTCAGCTCTACACAGATGCTGATGGCTCCGTGCGTCGCGAATACAGGCCTGAAACAGAAGTGGCTTCTCCCGATAGTCTTGCTTCCTTTGCGGGCAAGGCAATCACTTCTGAGCATCCCCCCGTCCTTCTTGATGCCGAAAATACTAAAGACTACCAAGTAGGATTTAGCGGCACTGAAGTGGTGTACGACAATGGTTTTGTCAAGGCTGTGATGACAATCACTGACCAAGACACCATTGAGCGCATCATGCGTGGCGATGCTCGTGAGGTAAGCGCTGGCTATAGGGTTAATTATGATCCTACGCCTGGCGTTACTGATGGCGGTGAACATTACGATGGCATCCAAAAGGAAATCCTTGGTAATCACATCGCTGTTGTTCGTCGTGGCCGCGCTGGCCCGCAAGTGAAGCTTCATCTTGATCGCCAAGATGCCGCTGATCCATCTTTAATCCCCAATAATGAGGATCCATCTATGACTGCTAAGGTCAATTTTGATGGCGCCGAGTTCGAGGTGAGCGAGAGCGTAGCTCTGGCGATTACCAAAGAACGGGAAGACGCCAAAATGTCCTACGAGGACATGAAGAAAAAGTATGACGACATGATGTCCGAAGCTTCCAAAATGAAGGAAGAAATGGACGCCATGGAAAAAGAAATGAAGGGCAAGTGTGATTCCGCTGAGGGTCGCGCTGATGCTCTGGCTGAGCAAGTGGAAGAGCTTTCCGCTGAACTCGCTGCTGCCAAGGAAATCAATCTTGATTCCATGGTGGAAGAGCGCGTTGCTCTCATTGAAAAAGCCAAGCCTGTGCTCGATGCAGCTTATGCTTTCGCTGGCAAAACTGCCCGCGAAGTGATGGTTGATTCCATCAAGGCAGTGCGTGGTGACGAGCTTGATCTTTCTGAGAAGAGCGACGACTACGTGCAAGCAATGTTTGACACTCTCGCTGAGGGTCGCAAAGATTCTGCCACCACTGATGAGCTGCGCAAAGCCGTAGCTTCCATTGCTTCTCCCGTTTCTGCTCCTTCGTCCTACATGGACATGCTGCAGAATGCTTGGAAGAAGCCCCTTTCCATCTCCAAGGAGGCTAAGTAATTATGGCCGTAACTTTCTCTGCTTCGGGCACCGCCTCCGCTGGTGGCGTGCAACAGGCTTACAGCCTCGCGCATGCTGCACTGCTGGAAGGTCAACTGTCTGACATCCGCGACAACACCATCGGCACCTACGTCAACGAGACTGGCGCTGTTGTTCCCTTTGGTAATCTGGCTGTGTATAACACTGCTGGTACCATCGCTAATTCCGCCACTACCATTTCTGGCGCTTCTGACACTGTGCTGGGCGTTAACGTCCTCACCTACGTTGATGAAACTGCCCTCGACAGCAACAGCCGTCCTGGCGTGAAGAATCAGCAAGCCATGAACGTGGCTAACGAAGGTGCAGTGGCCGTCTACGTGACCGGCGCTGTTACTCCCGCATCGCCCGTGCGTGTGCTGTATTCCGCTAGTGGCACTGGCAAGGCTGGTCAGTTCTCCCATGCTTTTGCATCGGGCAAAACTGTGCGCCTCGCTAACGCTCGTTTCCTCACCTCCACCACTGGCAGCGGTCTCGCTGTTCTGGAGCTGAATGGTCCGAGCTTCACCCTCTCTGCTGATTCTTGATAGGAGGCTCTTAACAATGTCTGAATTCCGTATGGATGATGCGGGCCTGTTCCTTGAGCGTCAGCTTGAGTACATTCGCCCCCAAGTTTTTGAAGTGCAGTATGCGGATATTAAATATCCCACTGTTCTGCCCGTCACTGCTGAAGCTGGTCCTGGCGCCCAGACTTTCACCTATCGCATCATGGACTCCACTGGTGAGTTCCGTCTGATTGCTGACGCTGCTGATGATCTGCCCCGTGCTGACATCAGCCAAGTGGAGAAGAGCATCAACATCCGTTCCTTCGGTGGTAGCTTTGGTTACACCGTGCAGGAACTCCGTGCTGCTCAAATGGCCAACATCGCTCTGGAGCAGCGTCGTGCTGCTGCTGTGCGTCGTGCCTATGAAGAGAAAGTGGAAAGCCTTGCTTTCTTCGGCGAAAGCTCTGTGGGCTTGGCTGGTTTCTTCAACAACTCCACCGTGGACGTGGTTGCTGCCGATAAGTGGTTCACCACTACTGGCACCACTGCCCAGGAAATGCTGGAACTGCTGAACTATGGCGTGACTGCCATCATCAACGGCTCCAAGATGAAGGAACAGCCCGATACCATTCTGCTGTCCTACGCGGATTACAACAAGATCAGCACCACTCGCAACTCCGACAGCTCGGACGTGACTGTGCTGGAATATTTCCTGCGTACCAACCCCTACATCCGCAACGTTGAGCCCATCAACCAGTTGGAAGCTGACAACAGTGTGCTGAACACTGACCGTATGGTTGTGTACAAGCGTGATCCTGAGAAAGTGCAACTGCACATCCCTCAGCCTCTTGAGCTGTTCCCGCCTCAACAGCGTGGTCTGGAATTCATCGTTCCTGCCCATGCCCGTGTGGGTGGCGTTGCTCTGTACTATCCCAAGAGCATGATCTATGTGCAGGCATCTGCCTGAGGATAGTTAATCAAGAAGAGGGGCGTTAAGCTATTAGCAATTGTTTCTCTTGAACAATGCTGATTGCTTATCGTCCCGAACTTGAAAATCCCCCTCGTGATGCAGGGTTTGGCATTATCACCAAGAGCGGGCTCATTCAACTGACGCCTGGTCTTAATCAGGAAATCCCTGATGAGAAGTGGAAGGAAGCGAAGGAAAATGGTACGGTCAAAAAGCTTCTTGCTATTGGCGCCATTGAAGAAATGAAAGAACAAGTGATGGTAGAAGACCTGCCTGAAAATGTTCAAAGCCTTAGCGAACTTCCTCTCACGCAAGCCATTCGTGCCATTGAACTCATCCATGATGCAGATCGTCTTGCTGATTGGAAGAAAATTGAAGGCCGCGTTCGCGTAAGGAATGCCATTGCAAAGCGCACGGAAGCCATTCGTATTGGGAAGGCCTGATTATGGCAGTCACCTACGCAAGCTTTCTTGAGCGCTTTCCTGAATTCAGCCCTCATCCTTCTGGCATCGTCAATGGTGCCATTGCAGAGGCTTCTTACGATGCCTCTAGCGATGTGTTCGGGGATCAAACTGATAGGGCAGTAAAGTTCCTTGCTGCTCATATCATTGCCATTCAACTTGCTCAAATGGGCATTCAAATTGGTGCCACTGACGGCAAAGTATATGGCGAGGGGCTTGATGCCACTCAATATGGTCAGGAGTTTAAACGAATGACCAACAATCTTCCTCTTTCTTCTGTTGGGTTTGTCGTGTGAGCAATTTCCTGGAGCCACTTGCAAATGCCACTTTGGTGTTTAGTGTGGCTTCGGGCTATGCGCTTGACAATGAAACTGGTAATTACGTGCCAGTGGCAACGGGCGTTACTTTCTACGCCACGTTGAAGCAGAAAAACAATCCACGTTACGACCAATTACTTGGGGCTGACATGACTGCCGTCTACATGGAAGGCAGAATGACCAGCCCCCTTACTTTGTCTGGCGTTACTGTGGGCGATTCTGCTCAGGCAACAATCAATGGAAGAGAGGGGAGGTTTGAACTGTTGCCGAATGAACAAATTGCTATTCACTATTGGCAGTTCTTAGGCACGCCAGTCAGGGGAATTTTTAGACTGATTGGCAAAGGAAGCGTGGACAACGCTTAACTCTCTTCTTTCCCATTGAGGATTTTCTAATGCTCTACCATCCCACTGAGCTAGTGAAGAGCCAGGACGTGATTGTCCGCGTTGGCTCCATTGGCGGCACTTCTCGTCCCGTTATCACTCAAAGCGGCGCCACTTTTACTGTTAGCGGCGCTCCCACTCTCTACACTCTGCAAGCAGCTACTACTGCCTCTGTTGCCTTTAACGATGGCAACCAAGAATTCTACCTGCTGGGCGGCGGCGGTTTCGCTGATAGCGTGATTACCACCAGCCAGGCCACTGCTTCCATCACTTCCTACTTCCAGAAGGACGTTGATGGCACTGTGTTCCTGCCCAACAGTTTTGACGAAGCTTTCCAAACTGTAAGCGCTAGTCGTTACGACAAGAACCACGAAGTGTACGTGGAGATCAACAAGCAACTTGGCGCTTCTGGTAACACTTACTACTATGACCGCGTGGCATTTGTTGCTTGCGTGATGAACTACAACGAGAGCTATCCTGCTGATAACCTCGTGGAAGTGACTTTCGATCTGACCAGCCGTGGTCGCATCGGTATCCACCAGAATGCTTCGGAGACTGGTAGCATCATCCCGACTGCTCCTAATTCCTGATTCTTCCATTGAATCTTCGCTAGCCTGTCCTTACGGGGCAGGCTTTTTTAATGAACATTTCTCAGCTTCGCGATACGATTACCACGCTTCTTTCTGCGTCGCCCAACTTGATTGGCACTTATACGCTGCCTAATAACTCAACGATTCCTGCCGTGTATGTAGTGGGAAGGCAAAGCGTGCCAAAGGAATGGAAAGTGAAAGGCTTGGAAGTGACCATGCGAGAATTTCCAGAGCTTGCTCCTCGTTCTCCATTGGGAGGTACGGTGAAAGTGAATCAACTATGGGAAATCGTTCTAGTGCAATACACGCCTAGCTCCAACACTCTTGCATTGGCTATGGACAGGATGATCCGCAGGTTTCCTGACGCTACTCCTCGATATTTTCCTGGCGATGACATTGCTTATGAACGCTGTCGTTTTATCGTGCCCGACTTAATCCTGCGTAATCTTGTTGCACCATGAGCCTAGTCATCGTTGGCGCGAGCCTGCTTAATGCAAAAACATTAGAAGGCAAGCTTTTGCAGGCCTTTGAAGAATGGACTGAGAAAGACGTTAACGAGGACTATTGGGAAGAGCAATTCATCTTTAAGGATTGGCCTTACAGGGGCGCGACAAAACGAAAAAATCCCGGAGCCTTCATTGAAAATGCTGGCGATCCCCGTGACATTATTGACTACGGCAATCTTTATCGAAGTGGCGTGGAGAGCTATTCTTTTTCCATGGGAACAAGCAATGCAAGTGCATCATGGAATTGGGATGCTAAAAATGGATCGGGCAAGCCCTACGC